GCAAGTCTACACTCCACGAGCGCAGACGCAAGTCTACCAGGCTCACCATCCCACTCCGCTACAGCCTCGAGTTCAGCAGGCGAGTCAAAGCGTGGCGGGGACTGATCCACGGCATAGCGATATAGCACGCTGATGTAGCCGTACAAGGCAGGCCGTGAGATGCCGAGCAGTGATGCAGCGAGTTTGAACTTTGGCGCGTCGATGACGTCAATCGGTAGCATGGTGCTGTCCTCCGTTTCCGACGGTCTTATAGCACGGCCGCCGCGCAAAAGTCAAGAAAAATTTTTTCGCGCCCAGAAAAATCGCCGAACAACGACGCAGCGCACGACCGACGTCCGCCAGCCAGTCCCCCCTTCTTCTCTCCCCCTCACACTCCCCCTCTTATTATCCCCCCTTTTCCCTCCTCCCAATGCATGTGAGCGTTATTACGCTCTCATGCTATTCCCTTCCTCTCCAGAGTAACGTTGAAAAAGGGAAATACTTGGGAAGGGAGATCTAGAATATCCCCTCAGAGCGCGCGCGCACGCGAGAGTTCCCTCCCAGTGATTTCCCTTTTTCATCTCAGCCATAAAACTGATATGAACATCCAGATCTCGCTTGACACCCCACGGCCGGCATGCTATACTGGGCGCCAGGAGGTCGAAGCATGAACGCGTCAAGGTACTCCAGACAGGGCAAAGACCGCGCTGGGGGTATCCACGCCTCTGATTTTTTTTCACAAATTCGCCCTGCCTTGCCTTTAAAATCCCCAGGAATACGCCTAGATTGCCCTACAAGGCGAAAACTCTCTTTGGATGATAGAAGATACAACTCAGGACAAAATCTCGCCTCTACGGGCAAATTTGGAGGTTTTACGAGATGGCGTTGAATGATGTCTTGGACCTGATCGTGGACCTGGAGGGTGAGTATAGCGCGGATCCTGGTGATCGTGGAGGGCGGACGCAATATGGGATTACCGAGGAGGTGGCACGGAGGTATGGGATCTCCGACGTTCGCAGCATCACGCCAGAGCAGGCGCGAAGGATATATCTAGACTACTTGCCTGAGCACTTCGCGCGATTGCGCCCTTCGTTCGTCGCGCTGTTCTTGCACTTCGCAGTGCTGACCGGCCGGCACCGAGCGGTGGAGCGACTGCAATACGTGCTCGGTGTGACTCGCGATGGCGTGACCACTGAGGGTGGTGAGACACATCGCGCGCTGATGCAGCGCTTGGCGAACGAGACCTCACGGCATAGGCTGTACGTGGAGTACGCGGTGGTGCAGCAGTGGTACCTGCTATCGCTGGTTGAGCGCTCGGTCAGTGAGCAGCGATTCCTGCGCGGGTGGTTGCGGCGCGTCCTCGTGGTGCTGGGGTGGGCAATGGAGCACGACGATGAGGCGTAATACTGCGCGCGAAAATCGTAATACCGAAATTGACGCGCTGGACATCTCCGAACTCAAGCGCAAGAAGATCGCGCTCGAGGTCGAGAAGAAGCAGATCGAGATAGACCGCTTGCGCGATGAGTTGGTCTCGCGTGCGAAGTTGCGCGAGATCTATGAACGCATCAAGAAGGACCTGGACACGGCAATCAACATGCTCGCGCTTCATGCGGAGAAGCACGCGTCGATACAGAACGCGATCATGCGCATCGATGACGCGCAGAAGCGCATGAGGTTGTGGATGTTGCGTGACCATGAGTGAGTTCAAGGTTTGGCGCGAATTCGTGGAGTCGCATATCGTACTGCCGACCGGGCAGTATGAGGGCTCGTTCCTGCGCGAGGCGTATCAGCCAGCAATGTTCCGAATCATCGAGCAGTTCCTCGATGGTGGCTATCGCAAGCTAGTGCTGAGCGCGCCAGCGCAGTGCGGTAAGACCTTCATGCTTCAATGCATGTTGCTCTATGAGACACTTGTGCGCTCGCGCGATATCGTCTATGCGAGCATTACCGAGGCGCAGGCGCAGGACAAGTACGCGCAGCTGGTCGCGATTCTCAACGCCTCGAACATGATGCATGCATTACCACGTCGTGGCACAGGTGCGCGTGGTGGGTTCGGCCGTGTGCTGCAGATCGGCGGGCGCATGATCTACCTGCTCACGAGCGAGTCACGACGTCGGTCGATTGCTGGCTATACGGCGCCAGTGGTGATGATCACTGAACTGGATGGATGGAACATGAAGGCCACGACGGAGGCGCATCGCTATAAGCAGATCGAGGCGCGCGCCGAGGCGTTCAAAGAGCGGCGCATCATGCTCGAGTCGACACCGACCAGCGAGAGTGGGAACATCATGGTGGAGTGGAGTGGTGGCTCACGGTCGATCATCGCAGCACCTTGCCCACACTGCTCCACGCTCATCAGCCCAACGCGCAAGGACTTTCATCTGGACCCTACGCCGGCATTCGCATGTCCGCAATGCGGTGGTGAGATCAATGATGAGGCGAGGCATGCGATGATCAGAGCATGCACGCTCGTGCATGAACGAGACAGCGATGTTCTCAGTGTGCGCATGGGCCTGTTCTTCAATGCGTTCAAGGACATCGCCGAGATCGCAACACGCGAACGCGAGAACATCGCGAACGGCATGCAGTATGAGCGCGAGATGTTGCAACTACTCTGGGGCGAGCCCGTGAGTGCGACACAGGATAGCGTCACCGTGAACGCACAGCCGACAGGCACAGACTTGACACGACTCATGCGTGGCGTGTTCCCTGACCAGTGCGATGCGGTCGCGTGCGGGATTGATGTCGGTGCGCATGCATTGCACTATGTTGTGCTCGCACTCGCTCAACGCAGGCTCTGGATCGTGGACTATGGCAGCATGCGCGCACGCAGTCAGTATGAACAGCAGGCGATCCGCGAGATGAGCCTCATGTTGAAGTCGCAGATATCGCAGCGCTACCGCACACTCAGTGGGCAGAGTATCGACGTGCGCCTTGTGCTCATTGATGCGAAGTATGCGCCTGATATCGTGAGCGATATCGCGACCACATACAAGTGGTTCATGGCACAGGGCTACTCCAAGCGTTTCTTCAAGTTGAAGCAAGGCGAGCATCAGCCGCGCATCATCGCGTTCAATATCCCCCTCGATATCGAGTCGAATACCAAGTACTGCAAGTGGAAAGATGGCATGCTGCACATTAACAGCGACGCATGCAAGAGCGCTCTCCGTCGCGCATTCAACACCAATGTCGCATGGTGCAAGCGTGAGGACTCGTTCATGGAGTCCTATTTCATCTCGCACCTGAAGTCGGAGTATGAACTCAGCGATGGTACATGGAAGCGAATCAAAGAGCGCGAGAACCATATGCTCGACGCTGCATCCCTCGCATTGCTCATGCTGCGCCTACAGTGCCCTGACCTCGACGAGTACCTGAACCAGCCATGCGACGATGCGCCAAGCATCATCTTCACTGATGCGCCCGAGAGCATACAACCGACGCAAGAACCTTCCGCGAAAGTGCAAGCAATATCGCGCCCAAAAATAAACATCTTGACAAGACGGCGGAAAATTGGTAACGTCAGGGCGCGATATTGAGGTTTTGCGATTTCGCACAATGAGGTAAGGCGATGCCGTACACTGTAGACGACGCAATAGCCGAGTTCACGGAAAACATCAACTGGCATGGCAATCGTGCGAAGGCCGAGAAATTGTATCGCGCATGTGCGTTCCTGCTTGCAGCGCGCCCGCAGAGTATCGCCCAGGCCGGCGCGAATCTCGGCTATAACACGCAGATGCTCAGCGACCTGCTTAAGGAACTCTCTGCATATCTACAGTCGGTCGGTGCTGGTCGGCGCAAGTTCACCACGCCGATACGTTCGCGATGGAGCATGTGACATGAAGCGATTATGCTACACAGAGATGGGCCCGGTGATCGGTGCGAACTATCTCGAATTTTCCAGCATCGCGAAACTGAGCGAACTCGATCGTATGCCGCTCATGCCCTACATGACCACGCCGACCTGGCCAGCACGTGCGCTCATCGCACAGTCCCGCGCGTTCTACCGAAACAATGCCATCTATCGCAGCATGATTGACCGCATCATCGATTACGTCATCGGCGATGCGCTCGAGGTCGACGTGAATGATGAGATGGTACAGACGCGCATTAACAATCTCGAGCCTGACGAGATCGATGCGCGCGGGCTGTTCAGTTACGGCGAGATGCAGCGCACGCTGCTGCGTGAATATCTACTCACAGGCGAGGCCTGGGCCTTGCTCCATGATGACGGCAAGGTGCAGATCATTGAGTCGGAGCGAGTTGATACCGTGGTACTCGATGATATAGGGCGCATCACGACCGTGAAGATCGCCCTCAGCGATGGTAAGCCGGCCGTGGAGATCCCAGCGCAGCGCATGGCGTACATGCTCTATCTTGAGCGACCAACGGCATCGCGTGGATATCCGCCATTGCAGAGCGTCTTCCCATTCATCCATCGCCTGAATGACATATTCGATAGCGAAGCTCTGAACTGGCAATTGTCCTCACGTATCATCGCCGTGCGTACTCGTCCCATGGGTCAGGTGCGCGCGTTCGATGAACAGTCCGCGACGATCGAAGGTGAGGACTCGCTCAGTCTGCGCGAGATGGATTACGCGATCATCCTCGAGAACGACAGCGGCGAGCGCACAGAACCATTCACGCGCAGTAGCCCATCGCAATCGTTCAAGGACAACACGTTCGTGATGCTACAGCATGCGTGCAGTGCGGCCGGTATCCCGATCGAACTCCTGCTCGCAGACTTCTCGCATATGAACTTTTCGAGTAGCAAGGCGCTCATGCGCATCTTCACCGCAAGCGTGAATTCGCAGCGCAAGCGGTTCTTCACCGCGCTCCTGAAGCCCATCATCGAGAACTATCTCGTGCGTACACAGTCTGCGCAGGCCCCGACGATATCGCTCATATCTCCACGCCTACCTGTGCTCGATGATGCCCGTGAGATGCAGGCGATACTCGCTCGGCTCGACCGTGGGCTCACGTCGCAACGACGTGCATGCGAAGAACTCGGCCTCGATTACGACGAGATGCAGGCGCAACGCAAGCAGGAGATCATCGATGCGATACTCGCCGCGCAGGACATAGCCATGATCACCGGCGAGCCCGTGCCATATGAGGTGCTCGCGGGCTTCGCCGCGCAGAGGACACCCGATGAGGTGAATATAGAGGAGACCACAGATGACTCAGCTACTGGAGACTGATGAGCTACATCGTGAACTAACACTGCAGGCGCATCGTGCTATATATGCTATCGACCCGCATGCATTGCGCCTATACACCGCACAGTTCGCACGCGGCCGACGTGCGCAGAATACTGAGCCGACACCACGCCCATCGGTTCGACGCGGGAACGAAATCCTGATCCAAGGCATGCTTGTACCACAGCCGACGGATATACTCGTGAGCAGTGGGATGATCTTCACGGCATATAGCGAGATTCTGCAGGCGCTCGATGAGATTCAGGCTGAGGGTGCGACCACGGTCGTGCTGCATATCAGCAGTGGCGGTGGTGTGCTCGCCGGCCTATGGGACGTGCTTGAACGTATCAAGGCGATGCGCGAAGCGGGCACGACATTCATCGCATTGGCGGACCAACTAGCAGCAAGCGCTGCATACATGATCGCTGCCGAGGCGAATCAAGTTGTTGCAACAGTTACGACTGAGGTCGGCAGCGTCGGCGTGTACAGCATTCTCACGAGTATCAGCGATGCACTCACCGCGAGCGGTGTGCGCAACGTCATTATCGCCAGCGGTGAACTGAAGGCGAAAGGCAATGCGCTCAAGCCGATCACCGATCAGGATGTCGAGAGTGAGCAGCGCCTCATCGATGCTCTGTTCGCCGTGATGCGGGACCGTGTGCAAGCGAATCGACCGAATATTAACATGGATACAGTAGGCACGGGCGACCTATTCCTCGCGACGGAGGCGCAATCGCTCGGGCTCGTGGATGACGTGATCCAGAGCGTGCTCGCGTTCAATGCGCAATACGCCGAGCCGACCACGAACGAGAACGATGATAGCGACCAGTCTGCGCAGACCGACGAAGACGTCGAAGAGCAGATCGAAGAGGAGATCAAAGAGAAACAGGACGAACAGAAGGATGACAATGAAGACGACGAGGACGATGTGGCCGAGGCGAAGAAGTCATCGGTCGAGCACCAGCATTGCGCCTCGAATGGAAAGGAGGGATCGAGTCGTGAACAGATTGCTGCGCGCCTATTGCGTGCAGGGGCATCGCGCTCACTGGTGCTGGCGGTGCTCGAAGATCGCGAATTGCAACCGCAGGAAAAACTCGCGCTGTTCGCCGAGCAGAAAGACACGAAGCCAGCGGATCCGCGCGAGATGCTGAAGCGCTATTATGCGCAGTATCGTGAGGACTATGCGCGTGCGCATCACGCGCTCAAACAGAGGAGACAGTAGACTATGCTGTACCAAGACCAGATCATACTCAAGGCCGAGACTGATCTCGAGCCTGGTCGCCTCGTGAAGGTGACCGCAAGCGGCACAGCGCAGTACACAGGCGCATCGGACACTACCGCGATCGGTGTGACGTTGAATCGTACTGTGGCCGGCAGTAGTGTTGCTATCGGAGGCCGCTACATACGCGTGCTCAACAGTGGAACGGCTGCGATATCACCAGGTGATTCGGTTGAACTCGCCGCGAATGGAGCAGTGCAAAAACACGCGACGGGCAATGAACTCGGTGTTGCCGTGACTTCCGCGGCGCAGAACGAGTATGTGCTCGTATCACTCTAACCATGAGGAGGAAAGACCATGAGTGAATTGTATTCGACTGACCTGATCACACAGGCCGCGCGCAAGCATTTCGTCGGCGCTGATCTTAGCGCGACGCAGTATGCTGTTGACCGTGCTGCGCCGATACTGCCTGTGACTGAGCCTGCGGGTATTGTGTCCGTGCTTGATCCGCGCAGCTTCGTAAACAGCACAGGTGACACAAACACGAGTGAAGGTGGAATCCGCACACCGACCTCGAAGGTGCAACGACTCGACCTATCGTTCTCCAGTGTCGCGTACCAATGCAAGCCGTGGGCATTCGAGACGCCTGTGAGTGCTGAGGGTACGACCGTTCCTGCGCCGGCAAAGCACATGAGTGCCGCGCTCACGTTGAAGCGCGAACTGTGGGCATACAAGGAGGCGCTGTTCGCATCGAAGGCGTTCGCATCCTCGGTGCAGAGTGTTGCTGCGACCGCGCAGTGGAATACCTCGAGCGCGAAGATCGTGAAGGATATCCGCGCCGCTGCTGCGAAGATTGGCAAGGTAGGCGCTGTCGCGAATGCGCTCATCATCTCTCGCCCTGTGCTGGATATCATGATGCAGAGCGACGAGATCTTGAATCGCTTCAGCGGTGTCGTGATTGCGACATACGACCTGATCGTGCAGAACGCTGCTGCGCTATTCGGGCTCAAGTATGTCATCGTGAGCGATGCCGTGAAGGCGATCACGAAGGCGCCGAAGACACTCGACACCGCGCATATCGTGCCGACGGACCAAGCTCTGGTCGCGGTCATACCTGACGATCCTGCAGATGAGACCGCGCCCGCGTTCGCACGCACGTTCGTCGTGAGCGATTACGACCAAGACGGCAACGCTGTACCGAATGTCGAGTACTCGGTCTACTACGAGCCGCAAACGCGCTCGTTCGTACATCAAGCGGCGATGACACTCGATGTCGTAGTAGGCGCGCCGCATCTTGCCTGTCGCATAACGGGAGTGCAATAGGGCGCATGACCTGGTTTGACGATGCATATCGCGCATCGTGGACTGACACGCTGGTAGATGTGCTCGGCGTGGAGATGACACGTGATGGCAGTTCGTTCATTGCGGTCATCGATGAAAACCATGCCGAGCACATCGAGAGCGATGGTGTGGACTATGCCCTCGTGCATACGCTGCGAATCAGTACTCCGTTCGCACTGGAGATTGGCGATTGGGTGCAATATGGTTCGCGCACGTATCGCGTCGTAGAGGCGGAGCATGGCGCACTGAACCGGTACGTGCTCGAGCAGCGCGAACTGATGAGTGAGCATGACCCACGGTTGCATCGATGATTCAACGCTGGATCGACATAGCAGAGGTGCATCGCGATGACTCTCGCGCAAAAGTTAACACGCCTCTCGGTAGCGCTGATCAACAGCCCGACACAGTTGGCGCATTACCAGGACCGAGTCTACCCATTCAGCGCACCGCGCGAGGTCCACGCCCAGAAGCACATCGTCTACTATCCAGTGTCGCATACGTTCGAGATGCTCGACGGGCGCGATATGGTGACGCGCACAGAGTGGCGATTAGTATTCCGCGAGCCGTTAGCATCGCTGAAAGTGGACGATATCATACCAGTGCTGGATCGCGTGGAGACGATACTGCGCGAGATCATCCCGAGCATACTGCCGGCAGAGATGAAGCTGGGCGAGATCGACGTGACACGACTGAGCGACGCGACACAGATCCTGAGCGTGGAGGCACTGATCAACGATGATACAGGTCACGCATAATCTCGCGCGCGAGGTCAAGGCATTGCGCGAACTGCAGGACGACATGCGCGTATATGCAATCATCAACGCGCTCGCGAAAATATCGTCACGCACGAATCAGCGCATGAAGGAGATATCCCCAGTGCGCACGGGAGCATTGCGCAGAAGTTGGGGCGTCGGTCGCGCGCTCAGTCCTCGCGAGGGCGAGATCCGCACTTGGGTCAAGGTTCGTGGCAACTTCGAATACAAGGGCAAAAAACCTGTATTCTACGCAGAGGTCGTGAACAAACGGCACGGCAATCTGTTTGACAACGAGTTTCAACGCATCGGGCAAACTGCTCCGAGCGACATCATGCAAGAATTGCGCGTGTACATCGCGCGGTACAAGAGGAGATGAGATATGGCCACAGTATTCCTCGGCAAGGATGTCCATGTCGAGATCGGCGGCGTAGCGCAAGAGGGCGTCACGCAGGTCTCGATTGATTCACCGCTGAATGAGATCAAGTTAGAACTCTACGGCGACTCGAACATTCGCACGGTCGCAGGTCAGCGTGACGTGAAGATCGAGATCCAGTATGCTGGCGTGATCCCTGCAGAGCCTACGCTCAACGAGCGCAAGGATATCACGATCACACTCACGCCTACACCATCAGGCGCGGCGACCACTCTCACCTTCCAGGACATGATCTACCTCGGCCGGCGTATCGGCGGTGCTGGTGCGAACGCTGCCGTGCCCGTCACTATGACGTGGGCCAAGTCGCTCGCTAGCGCATGATCACCATAGAGGTCTATGCGAAGCAGTATGCGAGCGATGCCTGGCAGAAGCTCGATGTGCTAGATGTTTCCTTGGGCGTGGGCTATGACGTGCGGATCGAAATATGCGGCACTGCATGGTTACGACACCTCGCAGGGCTCGGCGACATCGCACTATCACTCAGTATGCTCGGTGACATGCAGTTCACAGCGCCATATTTCATGCGCATCGTTGCAGGCACGGAAACGCTCGATATCAGAGTCCTCAAGGATGGACGCCATCATGATATGACCCACGGCTACCTGAGCACGGATCTCACCATACTGGAGATCGAACCAGCATGAACATCCTCGACAAATTGTCGCGCAGGCCGAAGCGTGCAATGCTCCCACATCTCGGTGAGTGCTATATCACAGCACCGCCTCTGCGCTCGTTCATGCTAGCACGCGACGCAGAGACTGACCTCTCCGCGATCGTGCGCATCATCGCAGATTGTATCGTGGATGAGCACGGCAAGCCGTGCATTAGTGCGGACGAACTCGTGCAGCACATGGACGAACTCGACGGGCTCAAGATCATCGAACTATTCCAGGCGATCATGAGCGAGTTCACGATCTCGCAGGACGAGGTAAAAAAAACAGTGACTGGCTAACGCTCATATTATCCCGCGTGCGCTATGCATCATTGAGCGATGCGATAGACACGCTGACATGGACGGAGTATCAGGTCATGATGATGCTCGAGGCAACATACCCGATCGGCGTGGTGCGAGATGATCTACGCACTGCGCTGATTTGCTATGTGACCGCTGCTGCGGCGGGTGCGAAGGATGTCACACCTGCC